CCGTGGAACTCAAGCGATGAGTTCTGGCAAATGGTATTTTGAAGTTACAAAAACAAACACCAATCTGATGATGGTTGGTGTATCTGCACAACCATTTGCTTTGCCGTATTTGTACCAATCGCCAAAAGCCTATCTTTATTATAGTACTGGACAAAAATACAACAATAATTCATCGTCTAGTTATGGCAGCAGTTACGCATCTGGGGATGTTATAGGGATTGCGCTTGATGTTGACGCAGGAAAAATTTGGTTCTCAAAAAACGGCACATGGCAAGCAAGCGGCGATCCTGCAACCGGGACAAACCCTGCTTACTCCAGTATTTCGTCGGATAATTATTTGCCAGCATGTCTGCTTTACACCACGTCATCAAGTTGCACTCTAAATACAGGCGCCCGCCCCTTCGCCTACAGCGCCCCCAGCGGTTTCCAGCCGATTGCAACCCCGTTCCTAGACACGCCGACGATTGAAGACGGCAGCACCGCGATGGATGTGGTGACCTACAGCGGCAATAGCAGCACTCAGACGATTTCGGGGCTGGAGTTCTCGCCTGATTTGGTGTGGATTAAAGCCAGGAGCGCTAATTTTAACCATTCTTTGAGCGACACGGTTCGTGGCCCACTCAAAACGCTGGCTTCAGACGGGGCCTTTAGCGAATACTCAGAGACCGCTGGATTAAACAGTTTTACGTCTGATGGATGGACTTTTAACGGAGATGGTTATTACAGTGTAAATTTAAACGGCTATACCTATGTCGGCTGGGCATGGGACGCCGGATCATCGACGGTCAGCAACACCGACGGCAGCATTTCATCCAGCGTGAGGGCTAACGCTAGTGCGGGGTTCTCGATTGTTAGCTGGACGGCAGATGGCAGCAATGCTGGCTCTATAGGTCATGGTCTAAACATACGCCCTTCCGTTGTTCTGTATAAACAGAGGTCCACTGGAAGTTGGTATTGGTGGACAAACGCTATTGATGGCACAGAAGACTACTTGGTGCTCAATTCAACAGGAGGCAAAGGAGATATTGCCGCAACTTATGGCGCACCGACATCCACCACGTTTAGTAATTTTGGATTCGGCACTGGCAATGACATGATCGCCTACTGCTGGGCACCTGTCGAATCTTATAGCTCCTTCGGTTCCTATCAAGGGAACGGCAGCTCAGATGGTCCGTTTGTCTATACCGGATTCAGAATAAAGTTCTTAATGATTAAAATCTATTCAGGAACTACGAGTAACTGGGTCATGCTTGATTCTACAAGAGACCCCGATAATGTTGTGCAAAATAACCTGTATGCAGACACTTCAGATGCAGAGAATCAATTTGATTGGGCAGATTTCTTGAGCAACGGTTTTAAGCTTCGCGTTAGTTACAGCCAAGTCAACGGCAGCGGATATAACTACCTTTACTGTGCCTTTGCTGAAAACCCCTTCCGTTCAGCCCGCGCACGTTGATCGGGCTAACCTAAAACCACGCACCTAGAACCATGTTTGTTCTCGACGGCAAGCCACTTTCACCCGATCGGGCTTTTACCCATAACGGGATTCAGTATCCCAAGAACTGGTTGCGTCTGACCACGCTTGCCGAGAAAGAAGCAATCGGCATCACCGAAGTGCCCGACCCCCCGACCTGGGATCAGCGCTTTGCATGGGGTTACGACGCTGATGGTCACCTGATCTGGAAAGACCACGCCGAGTTGGTCACGCTCTGGATCAGCAACACCCGTCAAACCGCTAACAGCCTGCTGACTCCTACCGACTGGATGGTGGTCCGCGAAGCTGACAATGGCACCACGGTCAATCCTGACTGGAAGATGTGGCGTGAAGCTGTCCGCCTAGCCGCCAACGAAAAAGTGCTGCATATCGGCACAACCAATGACACGCCAGATTTGGCGGCATACATTACTGGCGGCACCTACAACGTCTGGCCAAATGATCCTGACCATCCTCCTGTCGTCGCTGACGATCCTGCTGATGACGGGGTGGTCTCTGATGGGGATGGCGAAGATGCAGGACCAGTTAGCGGAGGAACAGTTTGATGGCAGTCAAGAGTAAGACTGCACTGGGGCGCGTCGATCACAAAGCCGGGCGTCCCAAAACCACATCTCAGGGTTACGGGCAACATTCCCGCCCACGTCGGCGCGGAAAGAAAGCCCTGCGTGGTCAAGGGCGCTAAACTTCAACCATGGCTATCTCACCGGGCACTTACAACATCAGCCTGCAACGTCGGGCTGATTACAGCGTTGTGCTTCAGTTCAAAGATAGTAATGACGCTGCAATCAATCTGACAGGTTGGACTGTTCAAGCGCAGGCGTGGAACCAAGGGCGCACCACAAAATATGCCGACTTCACCGTCACCTATACCGACCGAGCTGCTGGTACGGTCGCCATCGCGTTGACGGATGAACAAACTGCGTCATTCCCAAACGAGGCGTATTACGACGTGCTGCTTACTAACGGCAGCGGACTGAAGGAGTACTACCTAGAGGGCATCATTTACGTCAGCGAGGGATACACGGCATGACTTCAGTCAACATCACGGCTGTCACTAATACAGTCACGGTCACCGAGGGCGATACAACTGTTGTCACTATTAAAACTGCTGGACCGCAGGGTGCTAGCGGACAGGGTGTAATTGCTGGCGGCACCACAAGTCAGGTGCTCGCTAAGGCAAGCAACACTGACTATGACATGCAGTGGGTGAGTGCTGGCGCTGGCACTGTTACCAGCGTTGGCACGGGCACTGGACTAACCGGCGGACCTATTACGGGTAGCGGCACGATTGATCTGGCAGATACTGCCGTCACTCCTGGCAGCTACACATCAGCCAACGTCACTGTCGATGCACAGGGCAGGATTACCGCAGCATCAAATGGTACGTCTAGCACCAACCTGAGCTATGACGCTGCCACTCGTACAGTTGCTAGCGATACTGGCACGGATGCAACCCTGCCGATAGTTACTAGCAGTGATGCTGGTCTTGTTCCTGCTACTGGTGGTGGAACAACTAATTTTCTCCGTGCTGATGGCACGTTTGCTGCTCCGCCTAGCGGCACTGATATTAACGGTCAAACTGAAATTCAATCAGCTTTAGATGATGAACTGATCATCTATGACACCAGTACGTCTACCAACAAAAAAGCGTTGGTGCGTGATATTGGGTGTCAAGGTATGGGTGGTTGGGGAATAACTCCTGATCGAATAATTCCTTTTGATACACGTTTTCCGAATGGTTCCGGTAGTACTTTTACTGTTGACAGAATATATTACCTCCCGATTTTGTTTGTTGAAACAAAGACATTTAATACAGTGCAAGTGGTGTGCCGAAACAGTGCTAGCGGTGGAAATGTAAGAGTGGGTCTTTATACCGCAAATGCAGGACCAGGCTCGCTGGTTGCCGATTACGGTAAAATAACAGTTAGCAACGGAAATCTTCAGTTTGCCATAAACCAGACGATTGAAGCTGGCTGGTATTGGGCGGCGTTTGTTACTGATGATTCCAGTGCTAACTTTAGTCGCCAAGGAGACTATCCAATTTCAATGGTAATGAATCAAGTTGGTACAACGTCAGACTATGCATTCGGCACCATTACGAATGTATATGAAAACTCAGCGGGATCTGCCAATAACGGGTTGCCATCAACTGCTACTTGGACTAACGGCATCGGCACCATCCCAATATCGTCTTGGTTTAACGTCTAACCATGCAATACATCACACAACGCTACGACGGCAAAGGCACCCTGATCAGCGAAACTCGCGTTGATCTCACGCCTGAAGACATTGCCCGTGAATGGGACGGCATCCGCCAAGAACGCAACCGCCTATTGGCTGCATGCGACTGGACTCAAATTAGTGATGCCACCGCAGACAAAGATGCCTGGGCAGTTTATCGCCAAGCACTCCGCGACATTACGCTGCAACCTAACCCATTGGAAGTGCAATGGCCGGTTGCTCCGTAGTACGCCCCAGTTGCTGTGGACAAAATCAACCTTGAACTGATCGGTGGCATCCTTGCCATTGCTGTTCAGGCTGGTATTGCTGTCTGGTGGGCAAGCGGCGTCAACTCAAAGATGTTTCACATCGAGCACGAGCTGATGAAGCTCAACATGAACGTGGAGCAAAACACCGAGTTCAGAATTAAGTGGCCGCGTGGTGAGATGGGCGCATTGCCGGACGACGTTAAGCAAGATTCCGCAATTCAAGTATTGCAAGCAGAAGTTGAGCGACTTAGACAGCGAACAAAATGCTCTAGGTAAATGGATCCCGAAACACTAGAAAACTGGCGCAAGATCAAAGCAGCACTAGAAAAAGCAGGCAAAACGGACTGCGATTATTACCGGCGAGCTGTTGCAATTCTTGGAGGCCAGCCGGATCCGTGGAGACCTCCATCGTTAGACTGATTTCAACGAGATGCAGCCGTGGATCCGTTCCTGACACCATTGGTCACCGCGGCGATCATTGCTGGCGTCAGCGCTTTGTGGCGTATTGACAAGCGCGCCAGTGTGATGGACACAAGGATGGCATTGATCCTTGAGCAGATCACAGCGTTACGCAGCGACCACAAGGAACGTCTCGACGATCACGAGTTAAGGCTTAGGACACTGGAACAACGCCTGAAATAGAACTAGGCTTGTCAAAGTTCCAACGACACCATGGACCCCACCGTTATTGCCGTTATTGCCATTGTGGCCGCGGCTGGCTCTGAAATCATCACGCTGCTGCCTATGCGTGAGAACAGCTGGATTCAGCTGCTGGTCAAAGTGTTGAACGTGATTGCCAGAAAAAAGTAGGCGGCACAACTTGGTTGCTGCGCTTTGGCGATAAGGACTGGCGGCATCAGCTCAATAAGGTTGCGCGTGACTGGAAGTTTCAAGCCACATTGAAACCACGCATTGACCGAGCTGTTGAGGAGTGGCATGACACTCAACCGCCAGTCATTCCTCCGCCGGTCATTGATTTAGACAATCTCCACATCAGAGCACCCTGGGCAGATGACGAAGGCACCGGTTCGCCTAACTGACCTTTTCAAGTATTTCAAGAATCTGCCGCATCAGCAGGCTGCCTTGCATTTACTGGAAGAGGCGATTTTTAACGCGGACGAGTCCTTGATGGGTCGTGACCAGGAATGGTTCAAGGTGTGGAGCCAAGCTGGCAAGCAACCGGACAACGATCTACAGCCTGCTTTTGACATCATCAGGAAATGGGAAGGCTGCAGGCTTGTGGGCTACCTGTGTCCTGCCAACATCCCGACTATTGGGTATGGCCATACAGGCGCTGGCGTGTCCGTTGGTTTGAAGATCACGCAAGCTGACGCTGACGCTTTGCTGAGGTCTGATATTGAGCGCTTTGCCAAGGCTGTTGATCATCAGATTACGGTGCCACTGAACAACAATCAGCGGTGCGCCTTGATCAGTTTTGCCTTCAATATTGGCACTGGGGCATTGCTTGACAGCACTTTGCGTAAGCGCCTGAACAACGGTGAGAACCCGCAAAAGGTGGCGATGGAAGAGCTGCCTAGGTGGAACAAAGGCGGCGGGAAGGTGCTTGAGGGCTTGGTGCGTCGTCGGCGTGACGAGCTGGATTTATTCCTGGCTGGCACTAAGCCATTGACGGACGACAACAGGTTGACCCCTGACAAGCCGTATTACTTCAAGGTGACGCCGAATATCACTTACGGCGAGCTTTGCAACGACGAGGAGGAACGGCGCTTCCTGCATCAGTATCAGTGTGATGTGATGTCTGAGCTGATCTGCCCGTTCCTTGAAAAGGTGCGTGCCAAATTTGGCGGCCCAATCATCATTACCAGTGGCCACAGACCCCCGAAGGTGAATGCGCGGGTTAAAGGTGCAAGTCGTTCGGAGCATTTGATGGACGCCCCAGATACGGGCGCTGTTGACTTCTATGTGGGCGGCGCTGACATTTACACGGTTCAGGCTTGGGTTGACGGAGGCTGGCCTTATAGCTTGGGTTATGGCGCAGCAAAAGGTTTCATTCACCTTGGCGTACGTCCTGGACGGCCTAGAGTCCGCTGGGATTATTGATCTTTGATGCTGTTACCTGATCACGAGATTCGTGCGCTTTGCGCTGAGCACGCTCTGATCCATCCATTCAATCCTGAAAGGCTTAATCCTGCGTCTTATGACGTGGCGCTTGGGTCCAACATCATGATTGAAGTTGCGGAAACGCCCGAGCTGATCAGGCACAACATTGCGACTCATACAAAGGAAGATCCTTATTGGCTCAGCCCTGGTGAGTTCATCCTTGCCGAGACTGAAGAGATCTTTAATCTGCCCGACGATCCTGCGATTGCCGCTCAGTTTGTCCTCAAGTCCAGTCGCGCACGCTCTGGCATTCAGCATATGCTGGCTGGTTTTTGTGATCCTGGCTGGCACGGCAGCAGGCTGACCCTTGAGCTGAAAAATGTCAGGCAGAAACACAAAGTCGCTTTATGGCCGGGCCTGCTGATTGGCCAGATGGTGTTTATGCCGCTTTCTGATAATCCTGACCGCAGCTACCGCGAGCTTGGCCACTACAACCGACACGAAACCGTCATGCCGTCGTGGGAAACCCTTAAGCCTTCAGCCAGCGTTACGGCGTAAGATTGATTCGGTGATAGGACTCCTGGCCGCCTTCCTGCAGGGCGGCTTTTTATTGCGAGCAATTTTTGCACTATTGGCTACCGTTTAGGCAATCAAGCGGTTGCTTGTGATTGAACACATTGACGGTTGGGAGTTAATCCCAAAGCACGAAGCGAAAAAGCGATTTCGCAATGCTGTTTTAGATCACTTCAACCATCATTGTGCATACTGTTTTGAACCCCTTGGCAGGTCGCCAACACTTGATCATGTGGTGCCAAAAGCTAAAGGCGGAAACAGCGAATTAAACAACCTTGTCGCCTGTTGTTTTGGCTGCAATATGTCAAAAGGACATAAGGACTGGCGGGTCTGGTACAGGGGTTTGCCGTTCTGGTCAGAGGTTGGCGAAGCCAGAATCATGGACTGGATCAATCAAGATCTAAATCACGGCGAAGTCATCTGATGTTGATAAACCTGGGCCTGCCATAGATCACTGGAATAACGGCACATTCCTTGATAGCAAGTGCGGTAATACATTTCACCGCCGTCAGCGGGTTCTAAGACTTCGATATAGCTGCCGTCTTCAAAATCAGTGCGGCTCAAAACTTTCGGTTCCATCATCGTACAGACTGCACAGGTTGGCAAAACGACCGCGTGCGTAACTCTTGGCCTCAGGAAAACCAAGTGAGCAGCCGTTACCACCATTGTGGGTCAAGGTTGGCGCCCATTGGATGCAATCCCAGCAACGTTTGCCTGTAGGTTCAGGATCTTCTAAGGGTTGCAGCCGATCGCCTTTACGGAACGATTGATAAATGTTGTTTGCCCTGATGAATGCTGTACGCAGATCAGGGGTTTTGAGATCCACCTCTATTTGCTGCTCAGGTTTTGGGCCAAGCCGCACACGACAGCGCCAGTTCTCAGACAGCTTGCGCCGCTCAAGAATCAGCCTGTTGTTGAAGAGGTGGATCACGGCTTATTCGTCTTCGCCGTAGGAAGGCTGATGGAAGATCCGCTCTAGGTTGTACGCATCAGGCATCAGCTCATCCTCTGTTAAGCCTTCACGGCAAGGATCGTTCTGGTCGCGCACGATGTAGCTCAGCGGTGAATTCCGCATCCTGACCACTATTGTCCCAACGCGGGGGCTCCTGGCCAAGATGTTCAGAGCACGATTTTCGATCCAATTAAGGAATGGTGCAGTGACTTTCATTGTGTTGCCCAATCCTGCATAAGATGGGCGGTCATGACGGCAATGGCAACATCAGCGTTGCGCTTAGCCACGTCGTTATCAGTACCACCAACAGCACGAACAATGTCGTCGCGCATAGCTTCATAATCAAGGTCACGAAATCTGGGAGCCAGGTATTGCTCAAATTCCTCCCAAAGGCCGGTGTATAGCCGGTTGGTTCGACCGCTTTGTTGGTAGAGCAGATCAAGGAAGTCGGCGCGGCGTTGGTCAAGTTCAGTGGCGTTCAGCATGTTGTTTGGCAAGGTCAAGAGCTTCTGAGTAGGTGTCGCAGATCGGCCCCCACCAAACGGCAGTGCCATCCCAACACCAGGGTTCATAGCCGGAGTGCAAACCGTAGCCCGTCCAATCAGCGCCGTAGCAAAAATGTGTCGGGCTGTTGTATCGGGACTGAAAAGCCTTAATTGGCGGCATTGTTGACCGGGCACCTTTCGGCTTGATAGCGGATAAATGGCTGCAATGCAGCGTGCATCCGTGCCGGGTGGTCAATGAAAAGATCTTTGAAACGATCAGACCAATACTCGTCTAGGCACTGATCAAGGATTGCT